TCATATAATTCTCCTGTGTATGTGTGTAAATGCTGGTCTTTCCCAGCCGTCAGGCTTATTTACGCCATAGGGGTCGGAGCGCTTCACAGCGTGTCCTATATCTACTAATGCAAATATAAGACTAAATCCGCCCTATTCTGGGATGATGATCTTTTTGACCGGTTTTGGCTGTGATGCCGCCTCTTTAGCTTTACGCTCTTCTTCCAGCATTTTTCTAAATGTTGGCATCATCTCGTTAACCATCATCTTGGTCATGGCTTCTGCCTGCAGGCGGTGCTGCATCTCCTGCTCTGCCGTAGTTCGTTTTGTTTTCTCTTCCACCGCTTGGGCAATATTATTGCCAAATTTACGGTGCCTTAAAAACTGTCGAATAAAGTTATCCATTGTTAGTCGCCGCTGCTGTTGCCTGAGCTGCTAGAGCTGCCTCTGTAGCTTCCTCTGCCTGCTTAACTTGAGGGCCGGCTTGTTTTTGTAACAGGTCAATAAACATTGCAAATAACAATGTAGGAGTTTGATTTGGGGTGTTTAATAGATTTAACAGCGCGTTGACTTGGTCCACGGTCATCTCTAATTTAACAATCATATCCTTTAATGCGTTTTGTACTTGATCGCTCATTTCTTTTTGCTACCTTTCTTTTCTGAGTTTAAATAATCTATATCACCAAACAAATTATGTCGTACCGCTAATTTTTCTGGATCAGTGCAGTACTGGTTTAATTCAAATACCCTGCAGTGTATATCTTGTGCATACCAGATACGCATGTCATGTAACATCTTCAAGCCCAACAAGGTATTAGCCACCTCATCTTCGGTCATGGGTTGTTCTGCGTCACCATGGTATTTAAAAAATAGTTCTAAATCATCGCTGGTTTGCCACAGCAATTGGATGGCTTGTTCTAAATCACCTGCCGTATATTTTTTCATTTCATCCTCTTTTTAGCTTTTTTAAGTTCGTCTGCAAAGTCAGTACTAAACCAGTTGCCAATAGTTTCAATTGCTGGCAGCATTTCTTTATACGCCGCAATATCATCTTCATGCCACAGCATATTATTTTTAAGCATGGCCTTCATACTGACATAAGAGTCGGCTAGTACATTGACTACAATTTGATCTGAAAAGTCATCATCAATTTCAATAATCATTTGCCACACTCCGGATCAGATATTCTGGTACGTTTTTGCAATTCACGTTGGATGTACCACACCGCCTTGCGAAGATCTTCTACCGCATCATTTTTAAGATCGGCACGCCATACGTATTTGATTGCATTGCCAAGGTTAAATCCCATGTGCTCTGTAATCTGAATACATTCAATGCCCGACGGGTGTGCTGTGTAATGCTTTGGATTATTTACGGGATCGTTCATGTTTTCTCCTTAGTTCATTTTCTATAGCCAACACCTCTTCAGGTGTCTCACATACCCATAACGTTGTTATGTCGGGGTATTGACTGGTATCTATATCTTCAACGCCGGTCAATGTTTCAATAACTGGATGGCCCTTGTATTTGTGTTCAATAACAAAATGACTCACAGTTTTAGTTCCTTTTTAATAAACTCAATGCCTTTTGCAAAATGATAACGCCAATGCTTTTCTGATAATCCTGCCTCGGTATATGACATGCCATCTAAAAAACACAACAACACGTAGCGCTGTTTTACCGGCATGTGCTGCATGATTAACTTTCTAACATCATTCATGTCTTCCGGTTCCCACGGCATCCACCCCTCTTGTAATAGATGGTAACCGTCGGGCGCGTCATCCTGTTCGATTGGATCTGGATCCTCATCGGACAGACGTGGCGCAACTGCGTTAACTTTGTGTTTGGTTTTTGTTCTCATGGCTATACTAATGCAAAATTTAAGGCATTTAACAGGGCGTCCTGTAAATTTATTTTGCCCTCTAAGACTTTTACAACGTGTTCATCTACGCTATTAGACACCACTAGATGGTGTATAATAACCGGCTTTTCTTGCCCTTGGCGGTAAATACGTGCGTTGGCTTGGATGTAGTTCTCTGAGCTCCATGGTAGATCAAACCACACCGTTTGTGCTGTGTCTCCAACGTTGCACTGAAGATTGATCCCGATTCCCCCAGACTGGGGATGGGCAAGGAGCATACGAATCTTGCCACTACGCCACGCTTCAATGTTGTCATCGTCCAGCACCACAGCCTGCGGGAACGAAAGGCGTATCCTGTCGAGGGAGTGTTTGAAATGGTAGAATACCAGTGTAGGGGAAGAGGACTCTTCCATGATCGACTCAAGATATTCCAGTTTAGAACGGTGTACTTCTTGAGCCTGTCCTTCTTCATTATAAACCGCTCCCGATGTGAACTGGAGGAGCTTGTTCGCCAGTGCTGCTGCTGTTGGAGCTGTGATCTTTTCTTTCTTGATGTCAACGACCATGTCTTTTCTAAGTTCGTCATACTTTGTCCTTACATTTTTATCTAATTCAATCTTGTGATGAAGCGACGTACAGCTAGGCAGCTGCAAATAATCTTCAGCTTTAAGACTAAAACAAATATCTGAAATCTTATCTTGAATAATTTGATCCGAACCATTTTTTAATTTCCATGAATATACTACGCGAGTGTGCCGGTTCATCTGATCCGGCTGTAAATACTTGTCCCTAAACTTTGTGAGGCTGGTCTCCAAACGTTCTCCCAGATCCAATATACCCACCTGTGACCAGAGATCTGCCATGCCCTGAGGGGTAGGTGTGCCCGTCAAAATTAAACGCCTCTGAAAGCCCTTTAAATGCTTTTTAAGCGCCTTAAAACGCTTGGTGCTTGGGTCCTTAAATCGACTCGATTCATCAATCACTAAGTTAGTAAACACTAACTTATTTGAAACGTCACACAGCCACGCCACGTTTTCTAAGTTGATGATGTATACATCTGCCTCAGTCTGAAGTGCCTTCAAACGAGAAGCTGAGCTGCCTAGGATCTTGCTTACCGTTAGATCGGCAAGATGTTCCCACTTGCTTATCTCCTGATCCCACACCGTCTCGGCTACTCGCTTGGGTGCGATGATCAGCGTCTTGCCTTGAAATTGTTCCGCTATGATCGTCAAGGTTGTTGCTGTTTTTCCCAATCCGGGTGGCAGGAATAGCCCCAAATTGGGTATAGACTGCGCCTTGGTAATAATATCCTTCTGGTAATTGTGAAGCATACTCCTCTTCAACATATCGGTTGCCTTTTTCTAAATTTGCTTTTTCTGATAATATTTGCAGGTTCCATGGTACCTCTAAGCCGGACACAAACTTGCCCTGCATGGGTACCATATGATCAACGTGTTGCTTCCATGGAAAGATCTTTTCTAGCTCCTTGGCCATCACATAAAACTCATCTACCTCGTCCTTAAAAAAGTCTTTGATCCACTTTGGTCTGCGTTTTAGTTGCGCAGCTCTACGGCGAGCACCTTTTGCCGCAGATTTGTTTTTGTTGTTCTTGGCCCAATTTGATACGTAACCACGATCGCATGGCTTGCAATATAACTTTAAACCGTCCGGCGTGTACTTATCTTTGTTGAACTGTTTTTTATGTTTTACTTCCTTACACTTCCTGCATCGCTTCATGGACAAAAGACTCGATGTCGTCGTAGTTCCGAAGAACGTGTACTGGAAAGCCGTGTTCTCCAATTTCGTCAAACACCAGAATTTGTCGTGGTGATAATTTCCCCGTCTCGGTCTTGAGCTCCACTAAGAAGATCTTCTGGTTTAAAAACACTATTCGATCCGGCACGCCGCTGACCGTGCTGATCCACTTGAATGTCAACCCGTTCAATTCTTTTACTCTTTTTTGGAGATATTTTTCTACTTGCTTTTCTAACATTTTTGCTCTTTTCATGCATGCAAATTTTAAAGATTTGATTAACTAGGTGTCCGGTCAAATACGCGCGCGTCTCATTCTTAAAGCCCTCATCTTCGCCGATGTGTTCCGCAAGGTGATCGATGGTGTGGCTGACTTCGTGCGAGATGGTATCTACCAGCTCTGACAGGTCATTATCATCTACCAAGCTCATGTCAAACACCAACACAATAATCGCGTCCTTACCATCTCCAACCATGTGCGTCTCTGCAATACCAATTTCTAACGCGTTGGCTTTGAGTGAGATCTTATGGTCGCGCAAGATCTGCTGGAATACCTTGTCATCAAAACACAGCTTGATGATGGGCGGAAAAAACCCAACATCTAGCTTGTAATAGTTATAACTCTTTGGCTTCATACCGTTAAAAACACGGGAGTAGTTTCACCCACCCACGCGCCCTTCATGTTGTACTCCATATATTCAATCGCTTCCTCTTCGGTCATGTGGTCATGCTCCATCAGCAATTGAATGACCTTGTTCTCATCGTAGCATACCGCCTCCAGTCCCATGCGTGTCACCACGCCAAGGATTGCTGGG